CAGAGTTCCTCTTGTCTTTAAAAAGAATGGCATATTGTTTATCATTCTTTTCCAAATTTCTCTCGATATATCTTTTTGTGCTACAGAAGAATGTTGGCTAAAAACACTAGCATCAGAACCAGTAGCCTCTTGACCAAGATATAATTTTGGAAGTTCAATTAAATCTTGTCCGTCATTTAAATAAAACCCTAATGACCTACCAACTGCATAAATTAAATCTTTAGATAGTCCCTCATTTAATGGTTGTCGTCTATCATATATTTGTGGTATCTGTTCTATGTATGACCATATACCATCAAAGTGCTCTCCAGCCATATTAATAAAAGTGTGAAACGCTACATTTCTATTATCATTTGTAATGTGGTCTGGTATATTAGTCAATAATCTATTTCTATTATTTCTATCAAAAAGGGATGCTGATGTTATTTGTTCATTATACCAAGATGTTGCCTTAGATGATGTAACTGGATATAAACTATATGCGTTTAATTTAGTTCCACTTCCACCATTCTTTGGCCAAGTATTGTCAAAAAATTCTCCAAGAGAACTTGATATATAAGATGAAGATTGAAAATACATATAGTTTTCAAAAGGTGTAAATTCATTTTTAATTTTTTTAACTTTTGTTGATAAACTTGAAGTTTGTGTATATGTTAATGAGCCAGATATACCAAATAAACTTTTACTCTGACTTTCAAATAATTCAATTTTTTGTAATTTAGTTTTAAAATTTACAAGTCTATCTTCAATCGAACTAAAATGAACAAAGTTATCCCATCTTCTATAATCTATTCCTGAAAGTTCTATGCTATCCATAAAACTACCACTTATAATTTCATTTTCAATCTGTTCTTTTATGTTAGAATCACTCGTAACTAATTCATCATAATTTTTAAATTTAGTATCACGAGGACTAAAATAACTTGATTGATGAGTTTCATTATCCCACTTAGGGTTTCTCAATAATACAGCATCTATATCTTCTTCTACAAAATCTACCAACTCGACCGTTTCAGTATAAGGTGATGCCATCTCCTTAACCACATATGTTAAATCACCCTTTTCTATTCCATCAGGTAATGGTTCATATAATTTATAAACTAATGAGTTAGGATATTCTTTATAATTTTCAGTATCCTTTGAAAAATTAATTGTTAAACTTTGTTTATCTCCATCAAATTGTAGATATGTGTATAAATCTTTATCCTTTGGAAATAAAACTTTCCAAGATGGATGGGTAGGGTGAAAATTCTTTTGGTTATCTATTTCTGATGAAGCTTCCGCCCAAGTTTTATCAACCGTAATAGTTACAGGATTTAAAACATCTGTTATATTTGCAACATAAGGTGCATAAATTGGTAAATTTTCATCACCATCACTAATATATCTTGGTTCTGCATCATCAAACATAATCCACATTCCTGGTGGATCTTTATATACCCAAAGATTACCATCTTCATCTATTACTTGTTGTCCAACAAATGCAGGTGGGATTGATAATCCATTAGAATCAAATCCAGGTTTTCCATCGTTTCCTGCACGGGCTACAGATGTTGCCCCTTGTATATCAAGCCCAAGATTTGCGAAATTCTCCTCATCAGATAAACTGGCATCAAAATCTAAATCAAGACCACCATCTGGCTCTCGATTCTTTTTTAACATAAATGCCACACCAGCTATTGCAGCTATAGCTAAAGCTCCGAGTGCTAATGCAGGTAATAATCCTTTAAGTTTATCAAATAATCCTGGCCCGTCTGGTGCTGAAGCTGACGCTGCTGGTTTTCCTGGTCCTCCACCAGCTCCCTCTGCAGGATTGACTTCCACTCCATCACCACATGCCCCCATTCGAGGAATTGTAGTTTGATGTGTTCCACCCCAATATATGATTCGTTTATTTTTCATTAGAATGGTATCCCAACTTGAGCTGTGGTGGACTTATCATTATTCATTATAAAAGTTCTTGGATTTGAGTACCTAACATTTTGACCACCAGTTGTCCAATTTATAAAATCATATTCTTGAGGTGGATATGATTCTACAACCACCTGAACCTCAACACTTGTACCTGCCTCAAACATTTGACTGGAGTAGTAAGAATTTACTGGCTGTCCATTTACTAACCAACTTGCATCTAACGATGTACCTTGATTATCATCATCATCATCATTATATGGTAATTGTTCTACATTTCCTCCCAAAAATGCCTCTAAGTTAAGTTCTAAGGTGTACATTTCATTTGATTCAGAACTATCATCGGAATCACTATCATCAGTTTCTTCTTCAGTTTCATCTTCTTCATAGCTTGGTAATATTAAAACTCCGTAATCAGCCTCTGTTATTGTATCGGTTAAATTTGGTGTACCCGTAGTAAAAGTAAGTCCTGATATATTAGGACCTACAGGTATTGAATTAATTAAATTTGTGTATAATTGAAAATCATTTACTTCATCTAATCCTAATGTCTCTCTTAACAAACTTATATTGTAATCACTTGTAATCCACCTTCTATATCCATTTTGAATATACCATCTTGTAGTTGAGGCTGCAGGTTCACCAACGATTTTTTGTGGTATTCCTTGACTCTGTGCATTACCATCCCACCTGATTACCTTTCCATCTAATGCAGATATACTCGGAACATCTGGTGTTGAAGTTCCTGGTGTTGAATCTGCAGGTGTCGGTGTAAATCCACTTAATTTACTACCTCTTAATCCAGGCCCGTCTTGTGATATGCCTGTATTTTTGTAAACCTCATCAACAACTGATGTGAAATCAGGTGTCATTATGGTTACGGTAGGATTATAATTTCCTATTGTATCATATGTATGATTAGCAAAAGGTGCATCGGTCATCTCTGTGTGTCCACAACCAAAATCAAAAAGATATTTTAATCCAGGAGTTACTAAATTTGGTATAGGTTGATAACCTACAAAATCATGTCCTAACAAGGTTAATTCTGTTTGTTCATCTTTTACCACATATCTAACTGCCATAGGAAAACCAGCATCTTTTAAATCATATGCTTCAATATATGCTGCTGGTATAGGATCACTTGGTGACCAATTATCATTTTGTGTTGTATTTGTTTTATTGTTATATCCGACAATAAAGGCGTTATCTACTTGGACTTGTCCACCGATATATTTACTTTCAAATCCTAAATCATTTCCATCTTTGGCGTTAATTTCAAATCTTGGGTTATTTTTATTTGCTATTTCACCAAATCCTTTTCCAGAATCATCTGTTATAGATGTATATGTACCAACCGTATTTGACAATTCATAAAATTCATCTTTATATTTTTTTAAATTAATCATTTGAGTTGCAAGTCTTACCTCAGTTCTATCTGCAGAAATTTCATCTATAAAATATTTATATTCTTTTACATCAAGTTCTTGTGGTTTACTTCCATCGGTTGGTTTATTAGAACCCATATAAACTTTACCATCTTCTTCTATATAAAACTCACCCATAGGTACACCAGTAAGCTGTGGATTACTACTATGAATTATTCCTGATTCACTTCCGACAGTTTTGGTGAGAACCATTTCATCAGCACCACCAATTCTTCTATGAAAGAAATATTTAATTTTGTAATCACCACGAGTAAAACCAGCTTTTCGTAAATCATTTCCTGGTTTTAACTTTATTGATTCTCCACTATTTTCAAAATCTTCACTAATACCAGATTTAATATACTCATCATTTACATTGTAAATACAGAACTTTACATAATCTTCCATGTTGTTTCCAAATGTAGGAAAATGTTGTCCGTTTTCACCTAATATTGTAGGAGTTTCTTTCTTTAGAAGCTGATAATCTTTATCACTAAGTTGTGTTAATTTACGGCCCATATTATACGAGTTCCTTTATCTCTGTATCTAAAACTTTATCTCTTATTTCACCACTATGGTACTGAGGTGATAATTTTTCTACTGAAATGTATTGGTCTGGTCTATCATAATTTAATCCAGTATCAGGATTTTCAAATGCCAAAAAAGTACCAGAATCGTTTCTCAATGGTTTAGTTTTTTCTAAAGGAAGTTTTCCAAGTTTTTCATCGACTACTTCAACTACATCTTGTAAATCGATAGCTTGTTGTAATTTGTGTTCATACTCAACTCTATCTTGTTCATGTAATTTTTGCCAAAACTCGTTTTCTTTTAGTTCTTTTTTTGTGTACGGCATATGTTATCTCGTTACTTTAAATGAATTCTTCTCATCAAAATATTGAATAGTTTCTTCGGCAGTTCCACTACCACTTACAATTTTATAATTTATTCTATAAAATCTTTCTGCTTGTAATCCATTCAACCAAAAATTAAAATAGTTTCCAGTAGAATCACAACTTACAACAGAACCACTTCCAAATGGTACAAGTACATCTTCAGTATATGCATCTTTTATTTCATAATAGGTACTTCCACTTGGTAGATATTTTGCAGTGTTGTGTCCTGTTTCATATAAATTTGTTGATGAATATGTCCGTTCAGGATATCTTTCTCGACCAACAACTCTAAATTTTACTTTTGATTTTTCTTTATATTCAGGTCGTAATCCTCTCATATACAAAACCATATCTTCTAAATTATCGGATGTTAAAGGACTTAATGATCCAGTATTCCATTTAGAATCATCCCACACCACTTCTAACTTAGGTGGGTAAATTGTATGAGTTTCTCTTGAAAAGAAACTAAAGTTTCCAAATCTTGTAGTATTACCCTCATCAAGACTTGTATCAGTATTACCTATACTTCCACTACGCTTTAACATAAAACCTTCATTTGGTACATAACCACTACCACCTATCCACTTGTTAACAATATCTGTAACATTCATTCTTACATCTGCAGCTTCGTTAGTAAATGATTGAGAAGCAATATATCCACTTCCACTATACCAAGTTCCACCCGATTGTGAAACTTCATTCCATTGAGTTTTTCCAGTAACACCATCTTTCCATTTCCAACTACATCCATCTTCGATAGTAGGATTAGAATCATGTTTTCCAGAACCATTTGTCCAAGATTGACTAATTGGATATGCGTATAATGTTTGTTCTACATTCAATTCAGATGAATTTGCATCAAATAAATTTAGATAGTATTTTGCGTTAGATGGTATTAAACCACTATGTACAGATGATGAAATATAAGTTAAATCAAATTTAATTAAAGCTCTCGATACCGTAACCACACTGCCATCAGCATTCATATCTTTACGAACTTCGAGAATTTCATCTAATCCTGTATTTCTACTTCCACTATCTTCATATAATGTAGTATCTTTTGTTGGAAATTCAAAATAATGCATTTACTATCTCCCTTTAATACGCCACACCAACAGAATCACCAACCGACCTACCTTCGATATCTGTATTTGGATATTTTAATTCAAAAATACTTGGATCTAATGACGGATAAATAATACCATCTTTTGTGGCATAATTTATATCATATATGTTACCCGAATAACCATCCGATTCTTGAAATTTATTAGTAATTAATAGTGGTAATTTATTAGGATTGTTTTCTGCTGGTGGAACAATGGCTCCTATTCCTTCCACTTGTGAAATAATTTGTGCTAATTCTGCAACCACAATAGGTTGATTTATTTGCCACTTATCTATTCGGAAAAATTCTTTAATTGATTCTATTGCCCTTAAAGTAATTTCATTTTTATTAAATCCTCGTCTAGCTATAAAACTAAATTTAACTCCAATATTTATAATCCAAGCATTTTTAATATTGATTGCATCTGTCACCAATCTATACTGAGATAAATATGTTTTTAAATTCTGTTTTACTGCGGTGTTTAATTGAGTCAAATGTTTATTCTCATTATATCCGAGTGTATATAAATTTAATGCCATAGGATTATCTAATTTTGTTTTAGAAGAAACTAAATCTTTAGACCTAAGTTGGTCTATATTTCTCTCGTCTATAAACAATCCAGATCCTGGAGAAGTTTCTAATTGCATATTTGGTATATTTAATTGTTCGTCTTGTACAATGTATGCCTTTGCAACTGCACCATATTTGTTACCCATAGCATATGTTCGTGTTATATAATCTTCTTTAGTCACAACTCTACCTTGTGCTTGAAAATAAGCTAATGCGTTTTGTTTAATCTCCTCGGTAGATTCTGCCGATTTACCACCAGTAGCTGGATATGGATTTGCAATTGCTACTGAATTCTTGGTAGTTAGTAATGTACTTGCTACAAGATTATCTTCTTCTACTGTAAATGAAACTTCGGAAATATTTGATATACTATTTACGGCTACATTATCTTCTATACCACCACCATATGCATATTTTATAGTAAGTGTAGTATTTGCTGGTGCCTGACCATAAGCTTCAGTTTTAAGAAAGTTTGCAGGATCAAAAAATGTATCAAGTTTATTTGGACTACCAGGTAAACTCGAACCAACCGTACTTGGGTTTGGAACTATTTCCTCATCTGGACTATCGGATATACCTGAACCAAATCTTAATTCAGTTGAACCATCTTGTACAATGTAAGTAACAAATCTTCTTGGTGTCTTTTTTAATTTTAAAAGATACGGAACGGTGTCGTTGTATTGAACTAAATCTGGATCAGTTGCTGCTGTATTTTCTACATCTGTAAATAATGTATCTTGTGCTAAGTATGGAACTTCATACCATTTATTACTATCACTATCTGTAACAGAAAGTATTTCGATTACATTTTGTTTTGCTAATTTTATTCTTGGATATGATTCTGCAGAACTAAAATCAAAAGTTTCAGATTGTATAGTTCCACTTCCTAACTTAACTGATTTTTTTAACAAATATAATGACGGAACTTTATTAGTTGGGTTGACTTCAAATACATCTATTTGTAACGGGTCAAAAGAACTTGAAAATTTAAAATTTACATCTTCTAATGTTCTAAAGGTAGTACCATTATTTGCACTAACTTGTGTACCTTCATTGATAGTTAATGCGTAATTCATATCTGGTTTAACATTAGTACCAGTTCCTCGTGCTGGTACAGTCTGAAAAACATCAGCTGTTGTAAATGCTGGTCGTGTTACTTTAGGTTTATATCCATATACTTGTGCCATTTCATAGATAGTTTTTCTATCTTCGGCATATGCTAATAACATCTCTTTAAACTGACTATCAACATAGTAAGAAAGGACATCTCCTACATAAGATGCCATTTCTATGAACATCATACCAGGTGATGCCTCATTAAAGTCATTATATGTATTTGGATAATAAGTTTTTGCAAACTCTATTAAACTTTCTCTAAAGGCACCAAAGTCTTTGTTTAAATATCTTACATCCTTTTGGACTCTATTTGCCATTCTGTTTCTCCACTAATTATGTACCCGTAAGAAAACTTAGGGTTATGGTTTCATGAACCGTTGGGTTCATAGCAAGTGCAAATTGAAGATTTATATCTAACTGATTTGGTTTGACATCATTTGCCTCTACTTCTAATTTTTTTACAGTAACATGCGGTAACCACTGCGCCATAGATTCTCCAATACTCTGTTCAACTTGTGAAATTAAATCATCACTCATAGGTTCAAATAAAACCTTCATTAAATCTGCACCAAAAGTTGGTTGTCCAACCCTCTCACCCTTATTGGTTAATAAAAGATTTCTAATATTACTACCAGTCTGTGAAAGAGTTGTTTGAGTACCTGGAAAAAATCCATTATTATCATCGTGTTGCATAGGTAAACCCAAACCGATTGTTACATCTGGATCTAAATCTAATTCTAATGCACTTCGTGCTCTACCCATTTACTAACTCCATTATGGACGGAATCCTCCTCCATTCTTTTTATTATCAATGGCCTTTAATACACCACGATAATCTTTTGTTAATGCATCCGTTACATGATCTGGAACTTGGTCAACTTTAACACCAGCCTTTTTGATTGAATCTACCGCTGCTATTTTTCTTCGCTGTTCTTCATTGCCGGATGAGTTTACTCCACCATATCCCATCATTTCAGCCATTTTTGATTGGTCAAATACTCCACCCCCTAAAGTTTCAAATTCATCTACTTGTGAATTTGGTGTACTACCTTTACCAGTTAATCCAACCGTTTCATTTAAAACTTCATTTAAAGTTTTATTTGAAGTATATTGAACCTTCTTTTTAGGTTTTTGTACTTTTTTAGGTATTGGTTCTGAAACTAATTCGGTAAGTGATGGTTCTTGAGATAACTTATTCTCGTTAATAAATATCTCGTTAACCTGTTTCTTCACTTCTTTACGAACTACAAGTTCGATTATCTTTATTAGTTCTTGTTTTTTCATTATAAACTCCTTTATTCTTCTAATAAATATTTTGTTTTTATTTTTACACTAATTTTCCTGCAACAGGACCAGTTGATACGGCTGTTACATTAGTTCCTACTCCAGTAAATACACTTGCTGAGAATGATGTATGTATTACTTTTGCCATCTCATCACAAACATTTTCTATACTTCCACCATCCATACCTTTCTTAGTTGAGGGTAGAAATATTGGTGGTACTGCCATTATAGTTGTTCCTATTGCATTTACAGTTTTAAGTGAATTACTAAAATTTATCATTAATGC